TTCTAAAAGCTCAACAACTGGCGCAGTTACTGACGTAGTCGATATTGCTTCTACTGGTATCGTAACCGCTAAGTATCTTAAGCACGTTGGGTACGCGACTGGTGTTACTGTAAACAGTACTGCTGGCGATAGCCCGACTATAGGTGAGTTTACTCAGCCTGCTAACACAATTATCACTGACATCAAGATTTTTTGTGATACCGCTCCTGTTATTGGAACAGGCGACATTGGTTATGAAGTTGGTACTTCTAGCTCTGGCGCACAAATCGTAGCGGCGGTGACTGATGAGATTCTTGATGGCGGCACCACTGTTGTTGTACACAATGTGACTTTGACTACTTTGGTTGTTCAGACTCAAAGCGGTACTACGGCTCCTGCTTCTGTTCAATACACAGACACTGCAAGAACTATCTTCTGCAACATCACTAATACAGTTGATGCTACAACAGCGGGATCGTTTACGTTCATCATTGAATACGTTCAGATAGCGTAATAGGGGATTGTTATGGCTGACGCAGTTACCTCTCAAACCATCCAAGATGGTGAACGAAAAGCTGTTTTAAAGTTTACAAACATTAGTGATGGCAGCGGCGAAGCCGCAGTCAAGAAAATTGATGTAAGCGCCCTTTCAGCTAACAGTGCTGGCGCAGCTTGCACTGAAGTCGCCGTAGCAAAAATTTGGTGGCAGTGTGTTGGCATGGGTGTTGAGCTTTTAAATGATGCTTCAACAGACACACTGATCATTGGTTTGTCGCCTGACTCAAACGGCTTTCATGATTACTCAGACTTCTCAGGCATTCCAAACGATGCTGGAGATGGAAAAACTGGCGATGTCATGTTCACAACGATTGGCGCAAGTAATACCGATACTTATACTGTCATTGTTGAAGTTCTAAAGAGTTATTAATGGCTACTTCAGGAAGTAGGGACTTTGAGCCAGATGTCGCGGAATACATTGAGGAAGCATTTGAAAGATGTGGCCTTGAATTCCGCACAGGCTACGATGGTGTAACAGCTAGGCGTTCGCTCAACCTGCTTTTTGCTGACTGGGCAAACAGAGGGCTAAACCAGTGGACGGTAACCAATACAGCAACAACCCTTACTCAGGGTGCTGAGTTTATTGAGTTATCTGGAAGCACCATTGATGTTCTTGATGTTGTCATTAGGCGAACTGATGGCACAACAACCACTGACATAAGCATGGATCAAATTGGTAGATCTGAGTATTGGAACCTTCCAAATAAATCTACCCAGTCTAGACCAACACAGTTCTTTTTAGACAAGCAAATAACACCCAAGCTTTACATTTGGCCTGCATCTGAAAATGCTACTGACCAGTTGATTATTAATCGACTTGTTCGCATAGAAGATGCTGACGCAAGCGTTAATACCGTAGGCGTGCCATTTAGATTCTACCCATGTCTAGCTGCTGGATTGGCGTATTACATTGCGCTTAAGAAAGCCCCAGACCGCGTACAGATGCTTAAGGGCTTGTATGACGAAGAGTTTGCCAGGGCTGCAGACCAAGATCAAAGTAGGGCTTCATTAACAATCTCACCTGGTCTTAGGTCTAGGATAGCGTAATGTCTTTTGCGTCTGGCAAATACGCTCTTGCCATCTGCGACAGGTGTGGCTTTGAGTACAAATACACTAGCTTAAAAAAAGAGTGGACTGGCTTTAGAGTTTGCAACGAGTGCTTTGAAGTAAAACATCCACAGCTTGAGCCTGTTAATCATATTGCTGATGCTGAAGCTTTGCAGCACCCAAGACCGGCAGTAAATTCGGCAGATGTTGCTGGTGCCGGTGTGGTTAGGACCATAGATGCAAACAAAGTCATGTCGGTAACTGATGACGTTATTGGTACAGAGTTTAGTCAGGATGCTTCTACAGGCGAAATTGGTACGGTAACGGTGGTTATAACATGAGTTTTACATTAGCGACATTGAAGTCAGCGGTACAAGATTACTGCGAAACTGCAGAAACTACCTTTGTATCTGACCTAGATATATTTATAAAAGAAGCTGAAGAGCGGATCTTAAAGAATGTAGAACTGCCTGTGTTTAGAAAAAACGTCACGGGTACTGCAACCACAAGCAACCCATACGTTTCTACGCCATCTGACTTCTTGGCTCCTTATAGCTTTGCTGTAATCTCAAGCAGCATATATTCGTACCCACTTCTTAAGCACGTTTCTTTTATAAGAGACTACACGCCAAACGCATCTACTACAGGCTTGCCAAAGTATTATGCATTGTTTGATGACACCACATTCTTGGTAGCGCCTACCCCTGACGCTGATTACACCATAGAATTACACTACAAGTTTAGGCCAGCATCACTAACCACAACTTCAGGGTCCGAAACCACTTGGCTTTCTGACAATGCACCAGATGCGCTTTTGTACGGTACACTTGTAGAAGCGGCAACCTTTCTAAAGGTTCCAGAAGAGATTGGCCAGTACGAGCAAAGATTTATTGCGGCTACCGCTGCGCTTAAGAAGCTTGGCGAAGGTTATGGCGCTCGTGATGAATTTAGATACGATATTTCTAGGGGATAACATTGGCATTTTTTGAAGCTCCAAAACTTGAGATTGGTAATGTATTAGTAACGACTACAACCAATAAAGGGCATGACCCTGAGTTTTGGGCGCAAACAATAGCTGACAGAGTTGTAAGCGTTGGCGGTAATTGTCATCCTGCTATTGCTCAACAAGCAGAAGAGTTTAAAGAGGCGGTTAAGGCTACGGCTTTACACTATATTAAAGAAGCAATTAAGAGCGATAGGACTACACTTACCGCTGAATTTGAACGTCAAGGTCATAAAGACATGGCTGATATAATTAGGAGGCTATAATGGCTATTAGCACTGCAATGTGTACTTCGTTTAAGGTTGAGATTTTAAAAGGTGTTCATAATTTCACCGCTGCGGGAGATCAGTATAAACTTGCGCTTTACACAAGCTCCGCAACATTGGGCGCAGCTACAACTGCTTACACAAGCTCTAATGAAGCCAGTGGTACAAACTACACTGCAAAGGGTGCGTTCTTAACGTCTATAACTCCAGTGGCTAGTGGTACAACTGCTCTTGCTGACTTTGCCGACCTTACATTTTCAAATGTAACAATCACTGCAAATGGGGCGTTAATTTACGGTGAAGCTTTATCTGGCGATCCTAGCGTATGCTCGTTGGCTTTTGGTGGAGATAAGACTTCTACCGCTGGTGACTTTACTATCCAGTTTCCTACCGCTGACGCATCCAACGCGATTATTCGCATCGCATAGGGCATAACGTGTGGCAGCTATTAGCGGATGGGGCAGAGGTACTTGGGGCGAAGCTGGATGGGGTGAAACAATCCCAGTCACTGTCACGGGTGTCGCAGGCACTTCGGCTATCGGGTCTGTCACAGTTTCGGCAGCGGCTGATGTTACCCCTACAGGCGTTGTCGGTACGGGCGCGGTCACTACAGTCACGGTTGATGCCGAAGCAAATGTTGCCGTCACGGGAGTTGTTGGCACGGGCGCGGTCACTACCGTCACTGTGGATGCTGCGGCTAATGTTTCGGTTACAGGCGTTGCGGGGACAGGTGCAATTGGCACAGTCATTCCCGTATCAAACAACACTCTGGCTGTCACAGGGGTACAAGGAGTCGGTGGAGTCGGTACGGTATCGACTACAGCCGATGCGAACGTTGACGTTATTGGCGTTAGTGGTACTGGCGCAAGTGGTCCGTCAAATGTATGGGGTCTTATCATCCCTGGTCAAACAACAACTTGGTCGGCTGTCTCAGACAGTCAAACGCCAAACTGGTCGGCTGTTTCAGACAGTCAGACTCCTAATTGGGAAGAGGTAGCATAAAATGGCAACTTACGTTAATGATTTACGCTTAAAAGAGATTGCCACTGGCGATGAAGCGGGTACTTGGGGAACGAGTACAAACACAAACCTAGAGCTTATTGCAGAGGCAATGGGTGTCGGTGCAGAAGCTGTAGCTGACGCTAGTACGCATACCATCACAATGGCAGACGGCGCGACTGACCAGTTTAGAAGCACCTTCTTACGCCTAACAGGTGGTGGTCAGGCTTGTACGGTAACACTGGCCCCCAATACGCTATCTCATACATGGATCATGCGTAACGAAACTGCTGCCGCTTTAACGCTTACACAAGGCTCTGGCGCAAACGTGGTTATTGCTGCTGGTCAAACTAAGATTGTAGCTACCGATGGTGCAGGATCAGGCGCAGTTGTCTATGAGATGGACGATCTTGAGTTAGCGGGTAATCTTATTGTTGCAGGAACTGTTGCAGCAGACATGACCTTTGCAGACGGTGCAGACATCATCACCGCGTCAGCAGGAACGTCTAACACCCGTATAGGTGTCAACGCAGGTAACAGCATTGAGTCTGGCGGCAACTACAACGTGGTCGTGGGCGATGAAGCAGGTACGGCTTTGACTACGGGTGATTCAAATACATTTGTAGGTTATGCCGCAGGAGATGCTACTACAACAGCGGGTAATAACACAGCAGTTGGTGGCTCGGCTTTAACAACAAACACCACGGGTGTTGATAACAACGCTTTTGGACAAGGAGCTTTGACTGCAAATACAACAGGTACAAATAATGTTGCTATGGGACGCTTGGCGGGAACTACAAACACAACTGGAGCTAATAATGTTGCGGTGGGACATGTAGCATTACGAATGAACACTACAGGTGCTTCAAACGTAGCTATAGGTTCTCTAGCTTTAGACGCAAACACCACCGCAGATAATAACACAGCAGTTGGTTACGCTGCTGGAACCGCAGTCACCACGGGAGAGCAGAACACTCTCCTCGGTGCTCTTGCAGGTGATGCCCTAACTGACGCAGATAAAAATATTGCTATTGGCTACAACGCACTAACGGCAGATACTTTGGGGTCAAGAAGTGTTGCTATTGGCGTAAGCGCTTTAGGAGCGCAAAACTTTACTACGGCAACCTCCACTTACAATGTTGGTGTTGGGCATAACGCAGGTGCTCTAATCACCACGGGAGTCCATAACACCTTGATTGGAGCCACTGCTGGTGATGCTCTTACTGCTGGGGGAAGCAATACCGTTTTAGGTAGGGATGCGCTTAGTGCAGACACTCTTGGAAGCAGAGCCGTTGCTATTGGTGAAGCAGCTTTACAATCACAAAACTTCACTACTGCGACTGAACACTACAATGTAGCTGTTGGCTACGCAGCAGGTGCGTCAGTCACCACGGGAACACTTAACACCTTAATTGGCGGTCTTGCAGGCGATGCTCTGACTGATGCAGACCGAAACACGGCTTTAGGGCGTTCAGCACTAACTACAGACACTCTTGGTTCAAGGTCAGTTGCGGTAGGCTATGGTGTTTTACAGGATCAAAATTTCACTACGGCTACGAATTCTTACAACACCGCTGTGGGATACGATGCAGGTGCGTCAGTCACCACGGGAACACTTAACACGTTCATTGGTGGTTTGGCAGGTGATGCTTTTACAGATGCTGATGCTAACATAGCAGTAGGTCATCAGAGTTTAACTTCAGATACTTTGGGTAGTCACTCAATTGGTATAGGATTTCAAGCATTAACAACTCAAAACTTTACTACGGCTACAAATGTTTACAACACCGCAGTTGGCTCTTTTGCAGGGAGGCTAATCACTACGGGCGTAGAAAATACTATTATTGGTGGCCTTGCAGGTGATGCTCTTACGGATGCTGATTACAATGTTGCTATGGGCAGTTCAGCATTGAGTTCAGATACTAAAGGGGGCAGTTCAACTGCTATTGGTTATCAAGCCTTATTGACTCAAAACTTCACTACGACTACAGACGCTTACAACGTGGCGGTTGGACGTAATGCAGGTGTATCAGTCACCACGGGCGTTAACAACACCCTAATCGGTGGTAAAGCTGGTGGCTCTATTACATCTGGCGCTAATAATTTATGCCTTGGTAAAGACGCAGGTCTTACAGGAAGTCCCGGCGGCAACATTACTACGCACAGTAATAATGTAATTCTTGGTGATGAAAATATTGCTGCTATTTATGCTCAAGTACAGACTATTTCAGCATCTGACGAGCGGGATAAAACTGACTTCACAGACCTAGACCTTGGCCTAGACTTTGTAAAAGCCCTAGCACCTGTTACCTATAAGTGGGACAAGCGATCTAAGTACGGCGATAAGGCTGCTGATGATTATGATTTATTAGCTCAAACTCCAGACGGTACTCACAAAGAAGATTGGTTGGACATTGGTTTTAAAGCACAAGAAGTTATAGCTCTTGAAGAAGCTGCTGGATATAAAATTTCTGACAAGACAAACCTTGTATCAAATCTAACTGAGGACGGTAAACAGTACGGGTTACAGTATGAAAATTTTGTACCAATCCTTGTCAAAGCCATCCAAGAACAAAGCGCACTAATCACAGCACTAACAGACCGTATAACGGCACTAGAAGGATAAACCAATGACTAGAGAAACAGATCAAATCGCACAAGACTACTCAGCAATGCTAGGTAGCGTAAACGTAATTGAAAGCGTCCTAGATGCAAACAATGAGTTTGGCAACGACTTGACCAACACTGAAAAGCAGGAACGTATTCTGCGTAGCTGTGGTTATCTTGAGGCGATGGTGGGCTTAGATGATTGGGGTTCTGAGGATATGAGTACAGTCAACGCAGCCATAAAAACTGCAAACGCATACGACCCTGCTGCTTAATGTCTGAAATTCAGTACCGTATGATGCCGCTACCGTCATTGTTTTTGATGGAAACGACTGTGCCTGACCATATGGTTACAAGCATCAATGACTACTTAGATGAGTTAATGCACCAGAATGATCGTATCTCTGCGGCACATACGCTAGTAGGCCAGATAGGTAATGGCGAACAGCTTGTAATGGATCACGAAGATGGTCGTTTAGCAGAGTTTTCCCAGTTCTTAACGAGCATGGGTGCCGAGTACGTCAGTGCGTTTATGGCTAACACGGGTCAGCAATTAGATGGTAACCGTAACGTAGAAATGGATGAGCTTTGGTCAGTGCATTCTTATGCTGGCGATTACAATCCGATCCACGATCACGGCACCAAAACCATTATGGGCGTTAGCTGTACAACGTGGACTAAGGTGCCAGAACAGATCCTAGCTCAACCTGCGGCGGGTAGTGAGTCATACAATTTATACAACGCCTCTGGCGCGTCTGACGGGTACATCTGTTTTAACTACGGGCAAAGTGCCACATGGGACAAAGAACGCCTTAAACCTACGCAGAACGTGGTTATGAAGCCCGAAGTAGGTAAGTTATTATTCTTTCCGAGTTGGCTGCAACACATGGTCTATCCCTTTCAAGGTGAAGGTGAGCGCCGTACCGTAGCAGCTAACTTAAACTGCTGGCCCGTGCAGCAAGAGCAACCACACTAAGGATTAACATGAGCGAAGAAAACACAGTAACAATCAATGACGAGCAGTATGACTTTGAAGGTCTGGCTGTAGAGACTCAGGCAAACATAGCCCGTGTAAACGAGTTACGCCGTGAAGTAGCTTCGCTACAGATGCAGATTAGTGAGCGCCAAGCATTGCTTCAAATGTACATTGCCGCGATTACTGAGTCTGTTAAGCCCGTAGAAGAATCTGAAGAAGAGGCAAGCTAATGGAATTAATTGAAGTTATAACAACTCTGACTACATTGTCGGTAATAGCCAGTGCCATTTGTGCTGCTACACCTACACCGAAAGATGATGCCTTCTTTGCTAAATGGATATACCCCGTAGTTGAAGCACTAGCTTTAAATATCGGTAAGGCCAAGGAATAGTGACGGCACAGCGACCTACGGTAAAAGATGCTCTCGCTGAGATTGGCGCACACGAAAGAGAATGCGCGATCAGATATGAAAACATTGAAAAGCGTTTGGAGTCTGGGTCTAAGAGGTTCGACAGGATCGAACACTTAATTTACGGTATTTACATTCTTGTTCTAGGGTCGGTTTTAGTGCCGATATTGCTATCTATGAGGTAGAAAATGATTGCAGAAATCTCCGCGATTGTGGCTGGGGTCAACATGGCGACATCCGCAATCAAAAAAGCAGCAAGTACAGCGGATGATTTAAGCACCATAGGAACCTTTCTCAGCAAGCTGGGTGGGGCTGAAGTAGAACTGGCTAAGGCTCAGAACGCTGGCGGTTTGTCAGAAGCTGACGCGGTTAAGGCTGCGCTGGCGCGTAAGCAAATTGCAGAGACAATGCAGGAAGTTAAAGACCTGTTTGTTATGAGCGGCAATGGTCATTTGTATCAGCAGTGTATGCAGGAAATGGCTAATGCTCGAAAGGCAAAGCAAGAAGAGTTAGCTAGGGCTACGGCAAAGAATAAAAAGTTCTGGAAAGATATGCGCCAGATTGGGATGCTTGTCTTGCTGGTTCTTGTCTTAGTACCCGCTGCTGTAGGCGCATTATTGGCTTATTTGACCCGATGATTATGGCGTTTTTGCTGATTGTCATAGTTGACGGAGAGCCTTTAAAAGAAGAGTTTTACTTTCGGGATGTGACTCGCTGCAATCAGTTTGCTTATTACGTTGAGTCAGGCGCAGTTAAAATAGGTAAACAAGAACGTAACCAAAACAATATAAGTGCTTACTGCATACCTAAGAAGATAGGCCGTAACACGAAGACTTGGGATTAACTATGAGCATCGTCGCATCATTAGTAGGGCCGGTTACAGGGCTACTTGATAAGTTCATTGAGGACAAGGATCAGAAGAACGCCTTGGCCCATGAGATTGCTACGATGTCTGAACGACACGCCCAAGAGCTTATGAAGGGCCAGCTAGACGTAAACAAGACCGAAGCTGCACATAAGTCGTTATTTGTTGCTGGCTGGCGACCGAGTATCGGGTGGGTGTGTTCGCTGGGCTTACTCTACAATACGATTATCGCCAACATTCTTGGCATCTGGGTAGACCTACCCGAAATAGATACAACACTGTTAGTTCCGGTTATGATGGGGATGCTCGGATTGGGCGCTATGCGTTCATACGAGAAGGTCAACTCTGTAGCTAGGGAGAAGTAATGAGTAATCTAGTTAGTATGCTTAAACGCCATGAAGGTGTGCGGTCTAAGTCTTATATATGCTCGGCTGGGTATGAAACAATTGCAGTAGGCAGAAACATTAGTGAGTCTGGTCTTGGCCTATCTGATGATGAAATTGACTACCTACTAGCAAACGACATCAAGCGCGTGCGAGAAGAGCTTACCGATTCATACTTCTGGTTCCCCGCAATGAACGAAGCTCGACAAGATGCGTTGGTGGATATCTCGTTTAACCTCGGACAGACTCGCTTGCGTGGGTTTGTTAAGGCGCTTGAAGCTATGTCCCGTGAGCAGTTTGACATTGCTGCAGATGAATTCATGGACAGCAAGTGGAGCCAGCAGGTGGGTAACCGCGCTGTTGAAGTTACTGAAATGATTCGCACAGGTGAGTACCAGTAATGCCTCTACAAAAATATCTATTTAATCCAGGGATCAACAAGGAAGGCACAGACTACACTGCAGAAGGTGGTTGGTTTGACGGCAACTTAGTGCGCTTTCGCAAGGGCTTTCCTGAGAAGATAGGTGGTTGGGTTAAGTATTTGACCAGTTCCTACAACGGTACAGGCCGTAAAATGTTGGGCTGGGTTGCCCTTGATGGAACAAGGCTCTTGGGCCTCGGCACGCGAACCAAATTATATGTTCAGGAAGGCGCAGACTTTGATGACATAACACCTATTCGCGCCACTTCAACCAATGGCGTTGTCTTTGCAGCCACCGATGGTTCTTCTACCATCACTGCAACTGATGACGCTCATGGCGCAAGCAAGGGTGATTTTGTAACTTTCTCTGAGGCGGTGTCTCTCGGCGGTGTCATTACTGCGGCAGTGCTTAATCAAGAGTATGAGATTACTTCTGTTGCCACTGTAAACACTTATACCTTTACTGCTAAAGACACCAGTGGCGACACTGTTACAGCCAACTCTTCTGACACTGGTAACGGTGGCTCTGGTGTAGACGGCGCTTATCAAATATCACCAGGGCTTGATACCTATGTTGATGGCACGGGTTGGGGTGCAAGTTCATGGGGTGACGGCACCTTTGGCTCTAGCAGTGCGATTGGTTCTAACAACCAGTTACGCTTATGGTCTATGGACAGTTTTGGTGAAGACCTAATTGCCTGCCCTCGCGGTGGAAGCATTTACTACTGGGACTACACAAACGCTAGTACTAGGGCGATTGCTCTTGCTGATCTAGCTGGGGCCAATCTTGCGCCTACTCTAGGCTTGCAGGTGCTGATTTCAGACGTTGATCGTCACGTTGTTATTCTTGGCGCAGACCCTATCAATGCTACCGCTTCAGGCAGAACAGGAGCTATAGATCCGCTTCTTATTGCTTTTTCTGACCAAGAGAACGCTGCCGAGTGGGAGCCTTTATCTACAAACACGGCTGGCTCACTACGATGTTCTGCTGGATCTCAGATAATTGGCGGTCTTAGGGCTAGGCAAGAAACTTTAATCTGGACAGACGTTGCGCTGTATAGCCTACAGTTTATTGGCGCGCCACTGACGTTTGGTCTTACGCTTATCAATGAAGGCATAAGTTTAATTGGGCCTAATGCGCCAGTGAACACACCTACTGGCATCTTCTGGATGGACAAGAAGGGTTTTTACGCATACCAAGGTTCGGTACAGCCCATCCCATGCAGCGTTCACTCGTATGTATTTGATGACTTAAACGAAGATCAAGCATTCCAAGTGTTTGGGTTTCTCAATAAGCAGTTCAACGAGGTGGGTTGGTTCTATTGCTCCGGTAGTTCAGAAACAATTGATCGTTATGTCACTTACAATTATGTAGACCAGACTTGGGCGATAGGCCAGTTAGCGCGTACTGCATGGCTTGATGAGGGCATTGCAAACGTGCCTAGAGCAGCAGGCTATGACGGCACAAACAACTACATCTATTCTCATGAGACTGGTTTTGATGATGACGGCTCCCCAATGGACAACGTGTTTATTGAAAGTGCAGACTTTGATATTGGTGATGGCCAAGAGTTTCAGTTTATTAAAAGGGCCATCCCTGACGTTAAGTTTACAGGTAATGGTGGCACAGATCAGACCATTAACTTTGTTTTGAAGGCTAGAAATTATCCAGGGCAGTCTTTGACTACAGATCAAACATCTTCATTTACTGGCACAACAACCAAGATCGATACCCGTGCTAGGGGTCGGCAAGCGGTTGTGCGTTTTGAATCAGATGATGATGCATCCGCTGGCGTAAGGACGGGTGTAGGGTTTAGAATCGGTGCGACTAGATTAGATCTTCAGCCAAATGGTAGAAGGTAAGCATGAGCAAGTTGCTACAGGGCAGATTACCATTTGCGCCTATGGCTCAGAATGTAGATGGAAATACTTTTAACAAAGCTATTCGTTTGTTAGAACTTAGTTTAGATTCTTTTGACCCAGATTCTACACCTCAGTTCAATAGATCTGATAGAGACAAGTTAAAATTTAATACTGGCGATATAATATGGAACACATCCATTAATACGCTGCAGGTGTATGATGGAGATCAGTGGATAAGTTTGTCACAAGAACTGCCGTATACAACTGACCCCTTAGAAGCTACGGGTAGAATCGGAACTGTTCAGGTTATTAATAAAGGCGCAATAGTAGTGAGTGTTGGTAAATGACTAAATTATGTGCAAGAGGAAAGGCTGCAGCTAAACGAAAGTTTGATGTGTATCCATCAGCGTACGCAAATGCGTATGCCAGC